TGCCTACATCAAGTCGATTGACTCGAACCATCTCGTTGCTATTGGCGATGAAGGCTTCTTCAACGAGCCCTCGAACTCCAATTACGTCTATAACGGCTTAGGCATCGGCATCGACTTTGTTGCCAACCTCGCTGTCTCGACGCTCGACTTTGGCACATTCCATTTGTATCCCGAAGGCTGGGGGGAGAGCGACTCGCTAACGTTCGGCGAGCAATGGATCACGGACCACGCGACTGCGATGAAGAATGCTAACAAGCCCGTGATTGTTGAGGAGTATGGCGTGACGTCGAACCAAGCGTCCGTCTACTCTGCGTGGTGCTCGACCATAGTGTCGTCGGGTCTTACTGGCGAGCTGTTCTGGCAAGCAGGCTCATACTTGCCAGACGGTACCACGTCGAACGATGGCTTCGCCGTGTACCCCGACTCATCCGACTACTCCACGCTTGTCGCGTGCGCCAAGAGCGTCATAGCTCGCGGCTAAGAGAAATGGGTCTGCGTACTATTCTACCAGAAAATCTGAAAGTATATATGCATCTTACTCTTGTTTGGGTCCTATTGTGTGTGTGTACTTGTCCGCTGACGACATTTGAACCTGCACCGTACTTGTGCATATTCATATATCTTGTCGACAATTAGCCGATGATGGTTATGCTTGGACAATACGTATGCTTGATCGAATCTTAAGATTATTATGTGATCATTGTCCTGGTTTATTTCAATTGGAATATAAAAATGGTTTATTTGGTCGACAAATCAATCGTTCTATTATCTACAATGGTCTTGCTAATCTTTGTCCAATGGATTATAGTCATTGGAAACAACGTGTACAATTACAATATGATCGTTTAAGTCCAACAAGACAAACAACAACAATATTAGCTGATATTGAACAAACAAATAATGGAAATGAATATGGTATACGTTCAATTAAATATCAAACACTTGGTCATGGACGAATACTTAATGAATCTAGTTATGATTGGTATGTGTGACTGTGTGCAATAATCAATTGTGATATTCATGTCAGATATAATATATTTTTTCTTTGTTTCGCTCCGATGAAGATATTTGAAATAGTAAAGTTAATGAAATTCTTCTTTTTTTCTTTCGTCCTTTACAAATGAATTAATCCATTCT